CAGTGGAAAACACGACGGCATGCTGGTTATTTTCGGTGAGGGTTGATAAATTTTGTGTAGCAGCTCTAACTTGCCCGGCGCTTGAGCCATTTTCTGCCGGGGGCAGTCCTTGTGCCCCTCCACTTTCGAGCGTTAAGCTCAGGCTGGAGGGGACTTGTGTATATACACTTCCAATTTCGGCGTGCCATTTCAAAGCCTCGCTCTTCGCGTCCTCTAAGGACATTCTGGACGTAAGAGCGGGTAACCAATGAAGGCCTCTAGCCACGTTGTGGTAGACTTCAGTATACTGATATCCTACCCGCAACCCTAGGGATGCTCCCAATAAACCACCACGGAATCTTTCGTAATCTGCATGAACTAATTCTTTCCGCGATGTGACTGGGACTGCGCACCCCTGATAGGTCACAGGACACTGGAACACCAGCAGCCTTTGTTTGAAGTATGAGTCGCTGAACTCCACCCCTGGCCAGTGCTTCCTGCCAATTGCGCATAGAATGCGCGCATATGCATTAAACACCGGTTCGGGGTGAAGTGACAGCTCCCGCAACGCTGTCTGCAGCTTAGCTGCAATGATCTCTCCATTATCGTTCTTTTTAGTATAGAACAAAGTTGGTATAATCGAATCGATTTCCAACGGAGCATCGTATCCGTGAGTGGAGTAATCAGTAAACACGAATCCGCGCTTGAGGAATGATAACTGAGTTATCTTTCTCAGGCCGACATTAGTACCAGACTTGTCGGCCGAAGTGTACGTCATCCCCAATTCGTACATATGTTTGGCAATAACATCCTCGGTGAACAATGGGGCTAACCGAGGTGTAACGCTAAATACATGGTCGTCGCCAAAAACAACCAAGCATACATGCGTAAAAAAGGAATCCATTGAAGAGTCCAGCTCTCCATTGGCTTTCCACCAACACAAGACAAAACAAACCATCACATAGAGACAGTTCATGAGGGGAGTGAGAAAATGTCCGCTATTCAGACTGCCATACCACTCAATGACCATATTATCGGTCACATGAATAGAATTAAACAAATCCTGCAGGACAATACGACGAAGCTGTCTATACTTGTCGCCATCGTCATAGAAGTCACATATCATTTCAATAATCTCAATCTGAAAATGTGGCCTCTCCGAGGCGTCAAAAGATCCAAAGTCTCCATCACCTTTATTCTCAGAGTGCATACCACCAAAACGGTTCAACACCTGGGCTATAAGGCTCCACTCCTGATAAGGGTTTACACCAACGGCTATACCGTTGAAGATACGATTTTTACAAACTCGACTGGTGAGATCACCGAAGAGCATCCGACAGATAACGCCATAAGAGCGTCCTATCGACATAAATATACGTGTATCAAGTGCATCAACCTTTTCATTTTTCCTCAACTCATCTTTAGGACAGTCTTGAGAGATAACCAGCATTCTCTCATTATTCGCATACATGTCCTCTAAGTCTTGTGCGATATCCTTCTTGATTCTGAGAGCCAGCTCAGTATCAGGCGTTGGATTTCCTTCTTTGTCCCAGAATATATGTCTGAGACCAGGTCCGACGTCATACTTCCACTTCCATTCCAGTCCATTCGAACTATTGCGATTAAGACACATGAAATACTCATCTCTACCATAAATGGCATCATTGACGGAAAACACGGTCAACCCATCCATAGGAC